CAAAAACTTATTATCCAAATGTCTAATTTTGCAAAAGGTAAATTCGCTAAATTTATATCTGATAGATCAGGAATGGAGTTTCCATATAAAGAAATGGTTACAGAATGGAATGGTTCTAAAGTACATGTTTCTGAATTTGAGGCTAAACAGCCACAATTAGAACCTAAAACACACGGAGCTGATCCACAAGGTTTACCAATGGCAAAACCTGCTAGAACGGAACCAGCTACAGATCGTTTGTTACCCGGTGATCCATTTAATATTACATCAGGCAGCACCACAATTACAGTGACAGAACCTAGTCACGGAAGATCTAGCTCAGATACAGTTGTTTTTAGAAACGTTGATGGGTCACCTGGAGGAGTTGCTTTTACAGTATTTGAAAATTCTTCAGGATTTAGTATAACAGTAACAGGAACAGATAATTATACGTTTACAATAGGATCGACTCCTAATGTAACGGAAAGAGCAGGAGGAATGTTTGTAACGGCAGGGCCGGTAACATTAACACCATAATGGCAGGACTAAGCTACAGCACATTAATTACACAAATTAGAAACTACACAGAAGTTGATTCTAATGTATTAACTGCTGATCAATTAGAAAATATTATTTTAAATGCTCAATACAGAATAATGAGAGATGTTCCTATTGATGCGGATAGAAAACAACAAACAGGTAATTTAGTTACAGGACAAGAATCAATAAATGCTCCAGGAGGAGCCTTATTTATTAGAGCCATACAAGTATATGACTCCACGTCAGATACAACTGGATTTAACGTATTTTTACAGAAGAAAGATGTTACGTATTTACAAGAATATATTTCATCTACAGAATCATCAAAAAGAGGCCGACCTAAATATTATGCCATGTTTGGAGGTGCCACTGGAGATGGAGACACTAATTCTGGAAGAATGATGTTTGCACCTGTTCCAGACACAACATACAAATTTAGAGTGCATTACAATAAAATGCCAGCTACTTTAGCCTCTGATAATCAGACTAATTATATCAGTTTAAACTTCCCTAATGGCTTGCTATATTGCTGCCTAGCGGAGACATATGCTTTCTTAAAAGGCCCAGCAGATATGTTGACACTATACGAAAATAAGTATAAACAAGAGGTAGACAAATTTGGTGTTGAACAAATTGGCAGACGAAGACGTGACGATTATACGGATGGAGCTGTAAGATTAACAATACCATCTACGTCACCTTAATAAGGAGTTAAACTATGGCAATAACATCAGCAATTTGTACAAGTTTCAAAGTAGAAATTTTGAAAGGCGTTCACGACTTTACAGCAACAACAGGTAATACATTTAATTTAGCATTATACACAAGTGATGCATCCTTAGGAGCTGGTACGACAGCGTACACGACGTCAAACGAAGTTTCTGGAACTGGATACACAGCAAAAGGAAACGCTCTTACAAGTGTTACACCAACTGCTGATAGTACAACTGCAGTTTGTGATTTTTCTGACACAAGTTTTACATCTGCATCTTTCACTGCAAGAGGTTGTTTAATATTCAACGATTCAGCAACAGGTGATCCAGCGGTTTGTGCTATCGATTTTGGAGCAGATAAAACTGTAACGAGCGGGACTTTTACAATTCAATTTCCAGCGGCAGACGCATCAAACGCGATCATCAGAATAGCGTAAAGGAGCCAACCTTATGGCTTCTACCTGGGGTAATAATACTTGGGGCGCTAACTCGTGGCAGTCAGATACTGTTACAGTAAGTTTAACTGGTTTATCCGCAACATCCTCAGTAGGTCAAGCAGACGGCTTTAACGAAGCTGGATGGGGTAGACAAGCTTGGAATAATTCTGGATGGGGTGTTGCGTTTTCTGTAGAAGTAGGTGGCATATCCGCAACTTCAACTTTAGGAACTCCAACAATATTAGCACTTCAAGAAGTTAGTGTTACAGGTTTATCAGCAACATCATCTTTAGGAACTGCAACAGCCACACCTAACACTATAGTGGCTCCTTCCGGACAATCAGCAACATCATCACTTGGCTCAGTTGAAGCTTTCAACACTACAGGTTGGGGTAGTGATGCGTGGGGAGATGAAAACTGGGGTGAAAGTGCAATCTCTGTAAGTTTAACTGGTTTAGGTTTAACATCTAGTCTTGGAACTGTAGAGGCTTACAACGAAGTTGGATGGGGCCGTGATGGTTGGGGCGAAGAAGCTTATGGTAGAGCAAACGATGCTGTAGCAGAATTAACAGGAATATCGTCAACTTCAAATGTTGGAAGTTTAGCTTTTGATTTAACAAGTGTAGTTTCTCCAACAGGTCAGTCTGCAACTTCTGCTCTCGGTGACGTGACAATGATTGGAAATGTCACTGTAACGCCGACAGGTCAATCAGCAACTGCATCGCAAGGATCATTAGCTCCTGCAGATGTAATGGGATTAACTGGACAATCAGCAACTTCTGCACAAGGTTCATTAGCTCCTGCAGATGTAATGGGATTAACTGGTTTACAAGCAGAAATAGATTTAGGTTCATCTTCAACTAGCTCAAATCCAATTGTAATACCTACGGGTCAAGCTATGACCTCTGCGCAAGGTGCATTATCACCAGCGGACGTAATGGGAGTTACTGGAGTATCTTCAAGTTCTTCTTTAGGATCTTTAAGTTTTAGTTTAACAAGTAATGTATTTCCAACAGGACAATCCGCAACGGCTTCTGTAGCTGCTTTTGGAACTGCTTCTGGCTTCGGAATTCAAGCATATTCTGATGTTGACACTGGATCGAATTCTTCGTATACAGATGTTGCAACTGGATCAAATACAAGTTATAGTGATGTTGCATAATAGGAGATAAAATATGGCTTCAACATTTTCACCTCTTGGTGTCGAACTTCAAGCAACTGGCGAAAACGCTGGAACATGGGGAACGAAAACTAATACAAACTTAGAATTAGTAGAACAAATTTCAGGCGGCTTTACTACAGTTAATTTTGGAAGTGACGCTGATATTACTTTATCTGTTTCAGATGGATCAACAGGTGCAGCTTTAGCTCACAGGATCTTAGAATTTACTGGAACTATTTCAGCATCTAGAAATGTTACTATTCCAATAGATGTTCAACAATTTTATGTTTTAAAAAATTCAACATCTGGATCACAAAACGTAGTATTTAAATACGTATCAGGATCTGGAGACAGTGTAACTGTTGCTCCAGGCGCAGTAAAACTAGTTTATGCTACAGCAAATGACGGAACTAACCCAGACATTGACGACTGTGGATTTATTACTGCATCATCAACAGACACATTAACAAACAAAACTTTAACAGCTCCAAAATTTGCAGACGGTGGTTTTATTGCAGATGCAAATGGTAACGAGTCCGTTGTATTTGGAACTACTTCATCAGCTGTTAATGAAGTTAAAATTACAAATGCAGCTACAGGTAATGATCCGTTAATCGCAGCAAACGGTGGAGATACTAATATTGACTTAGCGATATCACCAAAAGGATCTGGTGAAGTCGTTGTCGGTACAGGATCAGCTGCCGCAACAATTACAACAAGCGGAACACAAGATTTAGTTTTAGACACAAATTCAGGCACTAACTCTGGTAACATTACGATTACAGATGGAGCAAATGGAAATATAACAATATCTCCAAATGGAACTGGAGTTGTTCAAGCAGTAGACGGAGCAGACAACACAGCAGCAGTTAAGATTGCAGGAAAAGAATCTATATGGGTTCCTGCGGTTGCTATGTATCCTAACACCACTGCTGGGGCAGAGGCTGGTCAAGTAGAACTATCAAATGGACCTGAAATTAAAACTTTAGATTTCGATAAAGACTCTGACGAAAATGCTCAGTTTGCTGTTGCATTTCCTAAATCATGGAATGAAGGCACAGTAACTTTTCAAGCATATTTTACAGCAGACTCAACAAATACAGGAACTGTATCTTGGGACTTAGCAGGAGTTGCGATAGCAGATAACGACAGCATCAATACTGCTTTTGGAACAGCGGTTGCACCGACAGCAAAAGCACACAGTGGTACAGCAAACGATTTAGACGTTACAGCAGAAAGTGGAGCAGTTACTATAGCTGGATCTCCTAGTACTGACGAACAGGTATTCTTTCAAGTAACAAGAGACGTATCAGACGACTCTTTAACTGCAGATGCCAAACTATTAGGAATTAAATTATTCTTCACTACAGACGCTGCTAACGACGCATAATAGGAGTAAAGAATGAAGGATATTAAAAACCCCCTTTTTGAGTCTAACCCAAAAGGAAGTAGAAAAACAACAGGACCAAAAAAGAAAATGTTTGGTTACACTATACTAGGTTTTGGATCTGGTGATGCTGCTTCTTTTATGTTTGCTAACGGCGGTCAAGTTAGTACATCAGGAAACTTTAGAATACATACCTTTAACTCTTCAGGACAATTCAGTGTTGATACATTAGGAGACGGCGCTGTTGAATATTTAGTTGTCGCTGGAGGTGGCGGAGGTGGTGATGCCGGCCCAGAGGGTGGCGGAGGCGGAGCTGGAGGTGTTGTTAACGGCTCTCAAACATTAGATGCTACAGGTAATTTTGCAGTAAACATTGGAACAGGTGGAAACGGAAACGGATCTAACGGAAAAGGTTCTGATGGAAACAACTCAGTTTTTTCAGGAAACACTACAGTCACAGGATCTGGAGGCGGAGGTGGTGCAGGTACCAACCAAGCCGGTGGATCAGGTGGATCTGGAGGCGGAGGATCATCTGCTGGAAGTAAAGGTAACTCAGACCAAGCGTCACCAACAGGTGGTACAGGTCGAGGTAATAATGGAAATAATGGTTCAATGAACTCTGGAGCTGGTTCCGGTGGCGGAGCAGGTAACGGAGGAAACAACGGCGGAGGCGGCGGTGGCCAAGGTGGTCAAGGCTTTGCAGATAGTATCACAGGATCAGAAGTCACTTATGGTGGCGGCGGTGGAGGTTCTGCATGGGGCTCTACTAAAGGTCAAGGCGGTCAAGGCGGAGGCGGTCAAGGTGGACAAAACCTTGGTGGCGGAGGCCAATCAGGAACTGATGGACTTGGCGGCGGAGGCGGCGGAGGTTGTGATGCCTCTGGTGGTCAAGGCGGAGATGGAAGAGTAATTATTAGGTACTTGGTAGCATAATGGCAAAATATTTAGCAAAAGTAGAAAACAACAGAGTAGTTGATGTAACAAGATTTTCTGATGAAGATTACGCTAAAGGTATTGATCATTGTAAAAATATAATAAACGATTCAAGCTCAACTTACATTCTTACTGAAGATAAAGGCGTTTCTAATTATCATTATGATTCTGCTTCTGGAACTTTTTATGAACCAAAACCTTTTGATTCATGGACATTAGATTCAAGTTTTGTATGGCAACCACCTGTTGCTAAACCAGACAAAGGACCAAATGGTATAGTAAAATGGATAGAAGCTAATACTAGATGGGAAGGATTTGCAGATGCAGATTCTACCTCTACTTCTACTTATTGGGATCCTAGTGATTCTACTTGGAAAGATATCTAAATAAAATTAAACCAGCCTGTAACAATATATTTTTCGTGTGTATCAGAGATTACACCTTTGTGTGTATGAGTCCAATCTGATGGCCAGATAATTGTTAATCCTTTTTCTGCTTGTAAATTTAATTCTGGGTAATAATAAAAAGTTGTCCCTGCATTTGGAACATCATTAAGATATGTCATAAATACAAGCTCTCTTCGTGAGGTTGCAGGACCATGTCTTTCTGCATGCCATTTTTTAAAACCACCTCCTGGTTTATAGTATTGTATATTAGTGTTCTCTTGAGCATTATTAAACATATCCATCTTATCTATATGTTTATATTTTTTACGATATAATTTGACTACCTTTGCTAACTCTAAGTTATACTTAGTCATCATTCCTGGATATTTATTTAAGTTAAGATCTAAACTATCTTTAGTTTTTTTATCTACAAAACTTCTATTTTGACTACCAACAGGTCCACTATGACATCTGTGTCTCCATGTTTTATGAAGTTGAATTATTTCATCACATAATTTCTTATCTATATAACCACCTGCTATAAAAGTTTGTATTGGAAAATTTACTTGTTTCATAATTTTTTATACTCCATATAACCATCACTACTACCTATTTTACCTAAAGGCAAAAAATTCATAGCAATAGAATATCTAGATGATCCAGAATTATTCTTTTTAATTTTATGTTGAAGCAGTGCAGGGAAGATAAGCAAGTCGCCTTTCTCTATATTTAGTTGCCAAGTGCTAGAATTAATACTATTAAAATTATGTATGGGTATATCAAAATGTGTAAAATTAAGTCTATCAGATTTAAATTGTATTTGATAATTATCCTCTTGATTTCCATGTGGATAATAAACAGCTGATAACCAAAAGTTATTATGTAAGTGATATTCTCCTTCAGTGTTTGGTGGTGTTTTAGTTGACCAAGAATTAATTAGTTGATGCTTAATATTATAACCAAGTTGATAAATAGTTTTGGACATACTATCATTTATAGCTGCTTTAAATTGTCTACCTTTCTTTAATGTATCTAATAATTTTATACTCTTTGACATGTAGGTTTGTGTTGCATCCTCTACAGATTTATACTTAACATTTTCTAATTCTTTTAGAATAGCAGAATGATCCACATCTAATTTTGTTTTACAGAAGAAAGAGCTAAAGATAGGTTGAATTATCATAATGTTTGTTTTAACCAACAAAACCAACTACTAGAAACAAAACAATCTGTATCATTAAATAAACCTGTTTCATTTAATTCATTGTAGTTTTTGTTAAGTGTATCTTTTTTAAATAAATTAAATCTTCCAGAGGGTTTCAATTGTCTACCTTTCTCCCAAAATATACCTTTTCTTTTGGAAACTAAATAATGCATACTTACAAAATCAATACTATTTTCATAAAACATTTTCATGTGTTGATTGTAATAGTTTTGATCGTTCTCATTAAAAGAATATTTATAAATTCTTTTACACAAAGAATATACACCCTCCATGGCTAACATTAATCCTGTGCTTTCTAATGGTTCAATAAAACCTGCTGACAATCCAACAGACACAACATTTTTATTCCATATTTTTTTATCATAGTAAGGTGTCCAATCTATTGTTTTTAAATCTTCTTTTTTAATTCTATTGTCCCAATGTTTTACAAAAAAATCTTTTGCATCTTCTATGTCTGTTATCTGTCGATTAAATATAAAACCAGAGCCAATACGTGAGGCAACAGGAATAGACCAGATCCAACCCTCATCTACAGCTTCACATCTTGTGTAAGGTACTTTTTCTTTTTTAAGATCTTTATATTGTATTTGACCAGCAACAGCTGTGTCACAAATTAATCTATCTCTTAACATTATTTTTTCTGTTTTATCTTTTAAAATAGAATTAAAACCAGTGCAGTCGATGTATAAATCTGATTTTATCTTTTCTTTATTTTTTAGTATTAAGTGTTCTACTCCACTATCATTGTGAACAACTTTACTTACATCTATTTTTTTAAATTTAACTTTGCCTTTTAATTTTTTCTGTATAAACAAAACTAACTTTCCACAATTAACATGATAAGCCACATTAGATAAATCATCGAATCTAGTTAACATAGCTTCTTTATAATCTGTGCAAGTATTTTGATCGTTAAAGAAAGGATGATAAACATGTTTGTTTTTATCTATCCAGTTTACAAATTCTATTCCTAACTTTTCTGTTGCATCCATTTCAGGGAACCATTCTTCTTTTAGAAAACCACAACTAGATAAAAAAGGGGCAAAGTTTAAAACGGTTGCTTCACCAACTCCAACAGGAGTTCCTATCTCTTTATCAATAATAGTTATGTTTAAATCTTTAAAGTTCCAACTTAGATAAGCTGCAGCTAACCAACCTGATGAACCACCTCCTACAATTACAATGTCTTTAACTTTTTTCATAATAATTAAAATTTATAACAATCCTTCTATCTATTTTATTATTTAAATAAGCACAGTGCTGAATGTTACCATCAAACACAACCATTCTATTTTCTTTTGCTTCAATAAATTTTTCTTCATTATCTATTTTAAAACAGGTGCCGGTTGTATCTGTATTGAAATAGAATATGGCAGTTTTATTATTTTTATATGGATAGTCGGCGTGCCAAATTGTTTTGTAATCTTGATCTGTTTTTAGAGATAGATTTGCTCTAATTTCTATTAAAGCAGATACATTTAATTTTTTAATAAAATCTAGAGTAGAAGGAAACAAATCACTACCTGGTCTAAATTCATTATAGAGACAATGAGAGAACCAATTAATATCTTTTGACTTATCATCAACTGTTCCTGATTTAGAGAACCAAGGGACTTCACTACTGAACATAGTTCTCCTAAGTTCTTTATAGGTATACTCTGGTAAAAAATTATCTTTTACTTGAACCATTTAAACTACTCCAATTAAATACTAGGTTTACTCTTTCTCGTGGGACAGGATTTACCCAGTGATGTAAAAACCCATCAAGAGTTACTACCTTTCCTCTATGGGTTTGAATCGGTCCTATATCAGTTTGCAAAGGTGATATATCATCAAAATAAATAACAGTGCTATAGTAAGCATCTCTATGATGATGTCTTTCAACCTGCTCTCCTTTTTTTAAAAGATTGCCCCAAGAATCTTTAATTACAATTTCATTCTCTGCGTGGCCTCGTAATACATTCACATGCTTAAATATAGTCGGATAGAATACTTTAGTTATAAACATTTCAAATTCTGGGTCCTTATTGAATAAAGTCCAGGCAGTCATTTGCCCTTTGACATTAGTTTTATAGTCCATAGGGCCTAAGTTTTTTCTAATCTTATCTTCAAAATATTTTAAGGCTACCTCATCATCATAGGTAAACTCATGAATTTTAGTCAAAGTGGGATAGACTATTTCTCTCAAGCTATATTCAAAAGCTTTGTTATCTGTCATAATTTCTGCAGTTGATGTATATCAATTTACATTGTATAAATCAACAGGTTAAGCTAAAATAGGTTAGATATGGCACTGCAAAAAGTAAAATTTTTACCAGGATTCAACAAACAAATCACAGATACTCAAGCAGAGGGACAATGGGTTGATGGAGACAATGTTAGATTTAGATATGGTACTCCTGAAAAGATAGGAGGTTGGCAACAACTAGGCTCTGATAAAATAACAGGTGCAGCTAGAGCTATGCATCACATTGTTAATAAAAGTGGTATTAAGTATTCCATCATAGGAACAAATAGAATTTTATACGCTTACTCAGGTGGAGTCTTTTATGACATACATCCTATTAGGGAGACAAATACACTTACAAGCGCTTTTAGTACAACAAACGGATCAGCTATTGTAACAATAACTTTTAGCGGAAGTCATGGTCTTTCTGCTAAAGACATAGTTTTACTAGATAATTTTAGCACTATCACAGGATCTAACTTTGGAGCCTCTGATTTTGATGACAAAAAATTTATGGTAACTTCTGCACCATCGGCAACAACAATCACTATTACAATGCCTTCAAACGAAAGTGGATCAGGTGCAACTACGTCCGGAGGCATAAGAGTACAATCTTATTATTCTGTTGGGCCAGTTGAACAGTTACCTGGTTTTGGTTGGGGGCTAGCATCTTGGGGTGGTGAAGTTGCTAACGCACTCACAACAACTTTGAATGGAGCTATTGATGCATCTACAACAACAATAGTTTTAACAAGTGTGGTTAACTTTCCGTCAACAGGTACTAATCACATACAGATAGGATCAGAAGAAATATCTTATACAGGAATCTCAGGCAATACACTAACAGGCGTGACGCGAGGAGCGAGAGGCACAACAGCAGCCTCACACTCTGACGGAGCAACAATTACAAATACTTCTGACTTTGTGGCATGGGGCGAAGCAGCATCAGGAGACTTAGTTATTGATCCAGGTCTTTGGTCTATTGACAACTTTGGTGATAAAATTATTGCGTTAATACATAACGCACAAGTTTTTGAGTGGGACTCAAATGCAAACAATGCAACATCTACAAGAGCTACAATTATAACTGGAGCTCCAACTGCATCTAGAGATATGATTGTATCTACACCGGATAGACACTTAGTATTTTTTGGAACAGAAACAACAATAGGAACACCAAGCACTCAAGATCAAATGTTTATTAGATTTTCCAATCAAGAAGATATTAATACTTACACACCAACAGCAACCAACACAGCTGGCACACAAAGACTTGCTGATGGCTCTAGAATCGTAGGAGCTGTTAGAGGTCGAGACGCAATCTATGTTTGGACTGACACTGCTTTATTTACACAAAGATTTATTGGTCCGCCTTTTACTTTTGGTTTTGCCCAAGTAGGAACTAACTGTGGACTAATAGGTCAGAACGCTGCGGTAGAAGTAGACGGTGCTGCATACTGGTTTTCAGAAAATGGTTTCTTTAAATTTGCTGGTGCACTACAGTCACTACCATGTTTAGTAGAGGATTTTGTTTTTAATGATTTAAATACAACGGCATCACAATTAATTAATGCTGGATTAAATAATCTATTTGGTGAAGTTAATTGGTTTTACTGTTCTTCTGGTTCAACAATTGTTGATAGATGTGTAACTTATAATTATTTTGAGTCTACACCTTCAAGACCTGTTTGGACAACTAGCACGTTAGATAGAACGACGTGGCAGGATTCTTCTGTGTTTGGTAAACCACACGCAACAGACTACGACGCAGATTCAAATGCATCTTACGATATTATTGGCAATACAGATGGGTGCACACTTTACTACGAACATGAAACTGGCACCGATCAAGTAACAACCACAGCCACAACAGCTATAACCTCTAATATTGAATCTGGAGACTTTGATATTAGTCAAGGTGGTGATGGAGAGTTCTTAGCAAAAATTAGAAGATTTATTCCTGACTTTGTAGCTCAATCAGGTAACACACAAATTACATTGCAACTAAGAAATTATTCTAATGACTCACAAGCAAGTTCCTCTCTTGGGCCTTTTACAATTAGTTCTTCAACAACCAAAGTTGATACCAGAGCAAGAGCTAGAGCTATCTCTTTAAAAATAGCAAACACCGCTGTTTCTCAAAACTGGAAACTTGGTGGATTTAGATTAGACATACAACCAGATGGGAGAAGATAATGGCAAAGATAGTACAAGTATTAACAAGACCTGCTAAAGAATATCGTCAAGATGTTGCTGATGCATTAAACAGAGATCTTGATGCGATCATACAAAAATTAAATACAACGTTTCAACAAGAATTAAAAGACGAGGTAGAAGCTGAAAACTTCTTTTTAAATTAATGTCAAATAGTTTTATAAACGCAAAAGCAGATCTAACAACAACTGACAATACAACGTTGTATACAACTCCGTCTGCTAACGTTGCTTTAGTAAAATCAATACTAGTATCTAACGATTCTGGTTCTGGTTGTAATCTAGATGTTACCTTGACCGATGCCTCTGGTAATGTTTTTAGTTTATTTAAAACTAAGACCATAGCAACTATTACAACAACCGAACTTTTAACTCAGCCCCTTGTAATGGAGGAAAGTGAGATATTAAAAGTACAAGCTAGTGACGCGAATGAGCTGCACGTCATAGCTTCAATACTACAAATACAGCCAAGAGAGGTAACAACATAATGGTATTAGTAATTAAACCAACAGATATAAAAGAAAAGATTAGTAATAAAAAGACAGGTGAAGTCTATAAAGATGAGGATGACTGGAAGGCAAAAGGAGTGCCAGAAGAGGATATTAAGAGAGACGTAACGGTCATGATGCCAAGTCTTGATTTATTTCCAAAAGTCAAGTAGATTGGAGTTTACAGGATTTAAAACCTGCCTTAACAATTTAGCTAAATTATGACGATATCAAGAGGACAAATGAAAAGACAATTATACATGGGCGGTGGCATCATGAATATAGTGCCTAGAGATAAAGCACTATTAGGAGGCCTTAAAAAAGCCGTTAAGAAAGTTACCAAAGGTGTAAAAGATATTGTATCATCTGATGCAGGTAAACTAGCGTTGGCTGGAGCCGCACTATATGGATTAGGAGGTGCTAAATTTTTAGGTGGTGAAGGTATATTTAAAGCCGGTCAAGGAATTCAACGTTTAAGAAATTTTGCTAATTTACCTTCGGCTATTGGTGGTTTATTTACACCACAAACATTTGTAGACACTGGTGACGTAGCATTTAAAGGTTCATTTAAAACAAGTCCTATTGGTAAATTTTTTTCTAGTAAACTTGGTGGTAACGTAGGTAAACTAGCAACACTAAGCGCGGTATCTACTTATTTAACAAAAACACTTGGTATGACACCAGAACAAGCTGAAGAAGAATTAGCTAGAGATCCATCAGGATATCTAGAACGATATTACAGAAATTTAAATCCAAACGCATCAGAAGAAGAAGTGATGGAATTTGTTACTACTAACACATCAGAGTATGCTGTAGGTGGTAGAGTAGGTTTTGCAGAGGGTGATCCATTACCACCAGATCCAACACAACCTGTAAATCCTTTTAAACCAAAACCAATAGGACCTGTGTTACCGAATAAAATGATGGCATCTAATACAGAAAACGATAAAATATTAGAAGCTCTTTTTGAAAAATATTTAGATATGGGTTTTTCTCCTAAAGAAGCAGCAGATAAAGCAATGGAAGAGTTTGATAGAATGAGTATGATGAAGACAGAAGGAAGAGGTTTAGCAGCTATAGGTGGTAAGATGGATACGGCTAGCGATAACGCCATGCAAGCAGCGGGCGTCGAGGGACTACCTATTAGGCAAAATCCAAAAGGTGTTAAGGAGCTAGATCTTAGAAAAACTGGTGGATTTATACCACCTGTTGGTATAAAAGAAAAAGAAGATGATATCCCAGCGATGTTGTCTAATAATGAATTTGTATTTACAGCCGATGCTGTAAGAGGTGCTGGTGGCGGAGATGTTAATTTAGGAGCACAAAGGATGTATGACACTATGAAAAGATTAGAAGCAGGAGGAAAAGCATAATGGCAGAAGTAGTAAGAACAGCCCCAGCAGAATTTATAGAAGCAGGTGCAAAAACATATCTAGACGATCTTACAAAAGCTATTGGTGGTTTTAAAGAAACAGATCTTTCTACTATTATGGGTCCACAATTTGTTGCTGGACCTGGTGCATTAACAACACAAGCAGAACAATTAGCAACCGGTCTTGGTGGCTTTCAACCTTTTTTAACAGAAGCAGCTGCAGCACAAACAGCAGCAAAAGATTTAGTAAGTCCTACAGCTTATCAAGCTTATACATCTCCTTTTCAACAAGATGTTATTGACACAACATTAGCAGAATTTGATAGACAAGCAGCTAGAGGTTTACCTGCATTATCTGCAAGAGCAGTTGCTGCAGGGGCATTTGGTGGTGGACGAGAAGGTGTTGAAAGAGCAGAGTTTCAAGCAGCATCTGATAGAAACAGAGCGGCGTTACAAGCACAATTATTACAACAAGGTTTTGGTCAAGCACAAAATTTAGCTGCACAAGCTTTTGGTCAACAACAAGCGTTAGCAGCAGGTCAATTAGGATTAGCTCAACAAACACCTGCATTACTAGGTCAACAGATCTCAGCACTAACAGGTTTAGGTGCGCAGCAAGCAGCGAGAGCACAACAACAATTAACAGCACAACAACAACTCGCATCAAGACAAGCATTACAACCATTAGAGGCAGCACAACAATTTGGTTCTGGTGTTACACAATTAATTGCAGGATATCCTGGTAGAGAACAAATATTACCACCAACACCTACACCATCACCATTAGCTACAGGTTTAGGAACTGCATCAACATTAGCTGGTATTTACAGATTAATTAATCCAAGTCAGCCAACTATAACTATAAAACAATAATGAGCGTAACTTTAAAAAGACCAATGTTTAGAAAAGGCGGAGAAGTCATGGAAGGTATTATGACTGGTATCAAGCCTAGAAAGATGTTTTCTTTGGGAGCACTTAGTGCAGCAGATCAAGAAATTGTGGATGATGTACAACGTAAAATGAGATTAATAAATGCAGTTGGTGGAACAAGTCCATTGTCAGATCCTCTGACACAATTTTTATTAACAGCAGGTCCAGATTTAGTTGCAGGCAAAGCAGCAGGCGGAAGTAAATTAGAAGAAATAATAGGTGGTGTTAAACCAGGTATAGATAGAGCAATTAAAACTCAACAGTTAAAAGATTTATCAAATAGAAAATTAGCTACAGCTTTAATATCTAAAGCAAAAACTCCTGATACTAGAAAATTATATAATGCATTAAAAAACACAATTAATCCTAAAACAGGAAAACTGTTTACTTTAGAAGACGTAGCTTCTCAAAAAGCTTTAACAGATTTATATAAAAAAGAAACATCTCCGGTAGATGTAGCTAGAGGTAAAGCAAAAGAAGTAAGAAGTGAACTTGGTAAGTTTAAAGACTTTTTAAGAAATCCAAAATATTCAGAAGTAGAAAAAGGTTTAATATCTAATGCTTTAGAAAAAATACAAACAAAT